TTCTGTTTATACCATCCCAAAAGATGAAATGATTGATAAGTATTTAAATTCTGTGTTTGTTCCTTGTGGTAGAGGTAATTCAACTTTAGATTGCTACAGGTTGTATGAAGCATCAATGTGCGGTGCAATTCCAATCGTTGCTGGTCCTGCACATGAGATAGAAAGTACTTTTAAATATGAAAATAACCCACCATGGATTTTTGTTTCTGATTGGAATGAAGCCGTTCATGAATGCACAGTTCTTTTGACTAATTTTAAAAAATTAGAAAAGAAGCAAGAAGAAATTTTAAATTGGTGGAAATGTAGGATTATGACAATAACTGAAAAAATATCAGATGCCTTAGAAAAAGATCTTCCAAATAATAATGTTGAACGTGACATTAAAATAGATCATTATTGGCAGAGAGATGATTTATTTGATGAAGATTGGTTTTCTTATCAAAATTTATATACAAGAGTTGCCAATGAGTTTCCAAATGGAAGTAAATTTGTGGAGGTTGGATGTTGGAAAGGAAGATCCACATCATATCTTGCTGTAGAAATATCAAACTCAAAAAAGGATATTGATTTTTATTGTGTAGATACTTGGGAGGATTCGGAAATTTATAAAAAGTTTTTGAATAATATGAGACCAGTTGAAAAAAATTATTTCCCATTGAGAATTAGTTCTGAAGATGCGTCCAAAAAATTCAAAGATCGATCTTTAGATTTTGTATTTTTAGATGCATCTGAAGATTATGAAAATGCAAAAAAAGACATTGAAAATTGGTTGCCAAAAATTAAGTCCGGTGGAATACTGGCGGGACATGATTATTATCCAGAAGGAATGCATGATTGGTTTCCTGGAATCAAACAAGCTGTTAATGAAACTTTAAGTGGATTTTATACTGAAGACCTATGTTATGTTTATAGAGTTCCTTATGATGACAAGAAAAAGTTTGAAGAGTTTCCTTCTGTGAATTTTATTAGTATTGAAGAAACTCAAGATCGAAGAGATTTACTTTATGATAAATTTGAACAATATGGAATCACAAAAGTTACTCCACACATTTATAAGAAGTATGATGATAATGAGCATGTAATAAAATCAGATTTACTTAATAGATTGAGTATGGGAAGTAGAGGACCAGTAACTTCTCATTTAAAAACTATTAAAAAATGGTTAAATGAAACTGATGAGTTATATACTATAATTTGTGAAGATGATTTGGGATTTGATACTGTTAAATATTGGAATTTTACATGGAAACAATTCTTTGAATCTATTCCAGAAGATTGGGGTTGTGTTCAATTGTGTTTACTTAGAGAACATTACCATACATTTTCTATAGGACTTAGAAGTAGATGTTGGTGTGATTGGTCTGGTTGCATTTATCTTATTAGTAGAAAACATGCACAAAAAATAATTGAAACATATTATCCAGATGATGAATTTAATTTAAATTATTCTGGAAAAGATTTGGGAATTAGACCAGAATGGGCTAGAGTTCCTGTAATTGAAACGATCATTTACTCAGATTTATCCAAAGTTTACATGTGTCCATTATTTGTTGAAGATGTGAATCAATGTCCATCGAGTTATATTGATGCTATGGGCGTTAGGACAGGAGAGACAAATCAATATCATCATGTTTCTTATCATGAAACAATGCAATGGTGGAGAGAATATGCTTGCACAAAACGAGCAAATGAGTTAAAATGCCATTGAGATAAATAAATTTTTTAAATTTCTACTTATGAAATTCACCGTTTATTCAAAGAAAGGATGTCCATATTGCGAAAAAATTCAAAAGGTGTTGGAGATTTCTAATTTAGAACATGTTGTTTATTTTTTGGATGAAAATTTTACAAAAGAAGATTTTCTTAATGAATTTGGTGAAAACACATCTTTCCCTCAAGTTATTTTAAATGATCAGATTCAATTGGGTGGATGTGTTGAAACTGTAAAATATTTAAAAGAAAATGAAATAGTAAAATAATAAATGTTTAAAAGTGAAAAAAATAATCTAAATAAGAAAGAACCACATATAAATCGTGGTTTTGAGTTAATGTTACGTCACAATAGTAGGAGGGAGATTGCTGCACCCAAAACATTTTCTTTTAGTTTTGGAAAAGTGATATCTCTCTTGAATAGAGAGATACAAGTAAATTTTGATTTCAGTTTGAATATCAAAAAAAAGTAACTCTCTACTGGAGGAAAAAACATGGAAACGCTGCCATTTATTGTAACATTTACAATAATGTTTACTTTGATGTTTTTTGTCCTTGGAGGAATTGTGGGATGGATAGCAAAGGACTTTTTAAATGAAAAGTTTTTTAAATTACCTCATAATATACACCCAGAAATGCTTGACGAAAACGGAAACATATTGCCAGATGAAACCATAGCTGTAAATTTTTACCCTGAAAAATACTATGACTACGAAGACGAAGACGAAGATTGAATGGTCTGTACCAAGATTACAACCAAATCCATTTATGCATGAGATTCTTGAAGCAGTTTCTAAACAAAGAACAGTTGCACAAAAAGTAGAAACACTTCAAACATATAAAACCCCTGCTCTGACTACAATTCTGATTATGAATTTTGATGAGAGTGTAATTTCTGTTCTTCCAGAAGGAGACGTTCCTTATGCTGGTGTTGATGAGCAAACTTCTGTTGGTGGAAATCTCAGTGACCTTGTAGACAGCAAAGCTAAAAATCAAGGTTTAAAAACCAGTGGTTATTATGGAACTGAAGATTTTGTAGAGGATAAAAACAAAACTTCTATTCGCAATGAGTATCAGAATTTTTATATTTATTGTAGGAATGGAAATAATCGAGTTACTCAGATGAGAAAAGAAACTATGTTCATTAACATGCTTTCTGGACTGCACCCCCTTGAAGCACAGATTATGATTTTGGTGAAGGATAAAAGATTACAGAATAAATACAAAATAACCAAAGAGATTGTATCTCAAGCTTATCCTGAAATTACTTGGGGAGGTCGGTCTTGAATGCAAACATGGAGGTAGATGCTGATATGGAGTCATGGTCTCCCGAAGAAAAAGCTAATTTACCTTCCAAGTATGGTTGCACCATTCTGCTTGAAAGAGCAAGCATGGAACAATTGAAAGATCCTTCATGGCCATTAGATGCTTATATTATAAAGTATAAGATTGACGATAAAATCTACATGGATCTTTGTAGAGGTTCAAGAGTTAAGATATTTGATTTATATTATGATAAATTTGGAACAGGAGTCATTCAAGATATTGGATGGGGATACGGAAAAATTAACCCCAAACTCTGGGGATATAAATCACCAGATAGTAAGAAAAAAAAATGAAAGGATTTTCAAAAAAACAGGAAAAGGTTACTAATGTTCAATCTATTATTAATGAATCTGAGGTTGTTAAATTAATTAAGAAATATAAGAAACTTAAGAAATTTAAGAAATCTAATATCCATACTATAAATAAACTCGACGGAAGAGAAGATATTATTCAAAAATTGGTAAATGAATACATGGAGAATAATCCAGAATAATGGGCAAGCATTACTTACTCAATCTCTACGGATGCTCATTCGTTCTTTTGAACGATGAGCATTTTCTTATTGATCTGCTTGAAAATGCAGCATCAGCAAGTGGAGCAACTGTATGTCAAACGATTTATAAAAAGTTTGATCCTCAGGGGGTTACGGTAATTTGTTTGCTTTCGGAAAGTCATATTAGTATTCATACATGGCCAGAGGAAGGAAAGGCAGCTGTAGACGTTTATACTTGTGGGGATTGCCAACCAAAAATTGGATGCGATATAATCATTCAACAACTCTACGCAACCAATCATACATTGAGTTATATTGAAAGGTAATTGTAACAAGTGTTACAAACTGACTTGACTACATAAATAATGAGGATTAGAATGCCTCTACGTTCATTTGCTATTTGCGAATAGCAAACGGAAGTAAGCCGACTCGGAACGGATCGTTCATCTATGGAAGCACTCATTCTAACTTGTT